GGGCTGACCTTCCGCGAACGACACGAACACCGGGTCGCCCACCTCTGGGGGCCAGAAGAAGCCGCGACCCTTTCCGGCGCCAGGCATCGCTGCCTTGATCCATACCGGCATGGCTTCTTCCTGTAGGGACGGCACATGAGCTTGCACTCTGCCCTTCCCCTTCGGGTCGTCGTTCGCCGTGACGATTGCGCGGTAGAGCCCGGGGTACACCCGATAGAATTCGATCCCATAGCGCGTGATGTTGTCGAGGATCTCTTCGGCGGAAATGGCCATCAGATGTCCTCCACGCTATAGGGGTCCAGGTCACTGCTCGCCGTGTAGTCGTCACCTCCACCAGCCTCACGATCGGCATCGACAGGCTGCCCGGTCGGGGTGCGCCCTTCCACCACGGAGTCCGCGTTCGATTGGATGACGAGGTTCGTGGAGTACCCGCTCAACCCGGCCGAGTGCGTCACCTCAAAGACCATGTAGACACGGTTGTCGAATCTCCGGCCGACGCCAGCTATGGATACGATATCGCCTGGAGACACTCCTGGGTCTCCGACCGTTTCGATCTCGCAGCGCGTTGGGATGGGGCCGCTGTCTGCCACCTCGTTTCCGGCCCTGCGTACAGCATCCGGATTGTCTGGAGAGCCTGGAAGCGATGGCGCCGATTCAGGTAGCTCGTCGTTCGGCTCCGTCGTCTGCACGCCTTCGCCAGTGTGGACAGGGGGAGCTTCCCCTTCCACCGTCACCGTCGTTGACTCCGCCTCTACCTCGTCCTCGTTCACGCCGTCCATTCGAGCGCCGTGGTTGAAGTAGTCCTGATAGGTAAGGGCTCCCCAGACAGCCTCCGTGTTGCAGGAGAACGAAAGGATAGGCAACTCGGCCAGCGAATCCCCGTCCTGAAACTCCGGGCTCGTGATCTCGCCCCGAAGCTGTCCTCCCGGAAAGTGGAAAAGGCGATACCGGCGCGTTGGAGGGCCTGTGAAGCGCTCACTGCGCCGAGGCACCCACTGAAGCTGGGCGGGGCCACCATCCTCTCGTGGTGCTCCCATGACCATGATGCACCGGGTGAGATCGGCCATCTCCCACAGAGCGAGCCAATCGGTCCGTCCCCCTTGGGCGTACCCGGCCGCTGACTCGTCGCACAGTCGATACGGCTCGGAGTCGCGGCCAGCGTCATACACGGCCGAGAAGTCCACCTCCAGCGTGCGCCGGCTCCCGTCTCCACGTGCGAGTCGTTGAATGATGTGCCACCGCTTGGACGTCTCCGTTCCCACAACGCGCCCGCCTTGAAGCCGCGCGCTGTTCCCGAGCCCGGTCCCTTTCAGGGTGATCTGAATGTCCACATCGATCGACACCTCGGGAGCTTGCAGCGCGGCCACGAACGGCGGTGAGAGAAGCGGGCCAGCGTCCGTGCCTCCAGCGTAGCCGAGTTGCACTTCGATCCTGTTCTGCAAGCGTGGGTCGGCCAGCGGCGAGTCCAGGAACCTCTTTCCGTCCTCGAACGGGGGCCTCAGTTGCACGGATATCTGCGGGAGGCCCGACAGGTTCAACTGCACCTGGACCTCTTGCACGAACGCCAGCGCTCGAATCTCTTCTGTGCCTGGCACTACCGGGCGAGTCGTCTCCGCGCCGCCCACGTTCGTCCACAACGGGAACGTGTCTCCTGACGGGAGCACGATCCGGGCGGCCACGAATGGGGCTGAGAAGTCATAGTATGGCACGTTACCGCCTCTGGACCGATGCCTTCTTGAAAAGCACCTGCAAGACGTAGCGAGGAGACGGGATGCGAATCTCGTCCCCGACGTTCAACGCCGTAGGTAGCTCCTCCATGCCGTTGGCGACCGCGATGACCCACCACAGCCGCGCGTCCTGGTAGAACCGATAAGCGAGCAGGTCGATCCTGTCCGGACCTTCTACGCGGTGGATGAGGTCGTCCCGTTGGGGAGGTATGTCCGGGATGTCCAGCACCTCCCAAAACTCCACCCCGTCAACGACCACGACCTCACCGAACCGCAGCCGACTCCCTTTCTGCACGCTGATCGGCATTGGCTATCCCCTTGCCGGCCCACCGGGTGTGCCCGGATGCCCGCCGACACGAGAGCCGGCTGTTTCTACGCCACCACGAGCCTCGCGGATGAGTTGGCGCCGTCTCTCCAGCGCCCCCTGGTCGGCTCCGATACCAAGACCTCGAATCGCGGCCGAAAGCTCGTCCATCTTGCGGACGAACAGGCTGCGGTAGCCACCACGACCCTGCGCGCCCTCTCCCATGTACCAGGCCGGGGCGTGGATCGCTCGTAGTACCTCGCTCCCTCGGATCTGAGCGAGCCGTCGCCGCAGAGCCGCCTCGTCTTCCGGGCGCGACAGCGCGGCCAGCGCCGACCCGCGCGCCTCGGCCAACTGAGCCTGCGCGGCGGTGATGGTACGCAGCCGACCGATGATCCCCTCCACGGCCGTCTCCGTCCCGAGCATGGTCATCTCGGCCTGGGAGAGAACCGTGGTGAAGAGGGTGGTCATGATCTCGGAGATTCCCTCGGCCATCTCGGTGAACGAGTCCACCATCGAGGACGAGAATTCCCCCATGTTCTCTACGACCGTTGCGAAGCCCATCTGGAAGCCGGACACGATCGCCTGCACGGTCGCGTCGTGTAGGACCGTCTGCATGATCTCGGAGACCTGGTTCGCCATGGACGTCATGACCTCAACGACCTGCTCCAAGTCCGCCCCGATGATCGTATGGAGCGAGTGGCCGTGCCTCTCTTCGGCCCGCTGTGTGATGAAGTCAAGCGCGCGTGCTCCGATATCACCCACGTCACGGAAAAACTGCCCTACCTGCGCCAAGTCCTCGCCAACCACCTCCCGGATGCTGTTGAACATCGTCCGGAAGAAGTCCACCATCCCCTGCCATCCCTCACGAATGCGGTCCGGGAGCCCTGTCAGAGCCGTCCAGAATTCTTCCCCTCGTTCGAGGAATGTCGTCCAGCCTTCGGAGAGCCCCTCCCAGATACCAGAGAGCCCCTCTCGGAACGTGTTCCACCGATCCTGTATGAAGGCGATGGCGGCGCCCACCGTCTCCCGGATGCCGGTCCCGATGCCGGTGAAGAATTCCCCGATCGCTGCGAAGACAGTCTGCCAGTCCTCAACCGCCTGATTGAAGACACCTGTAAGGTGCTCCCACACCCGCTCGAATGAGTTTGTGATCCCGTCCCACAAGGACTCGAACCACCGCGCCATCCCGCGCCACGCTCGACGGAAGCTGGCATCCCATTCGAGCAGCATGTCATCGAAGTCCTCACCGAATTCTTCGATCCAGTCGGTGAAGTCGATCCACATGGCGTGGAAAAACTGCCCGATCTCGTCCCCCCATACGGCTAGCTCAACCCCGACCGTAATGAACGGCGACATGACGACCGCCACGATTAGGCCGGCAAGAGCCACGACCGCTGCGATCAGGGCCGCTACTCCGAGAACGATGAGCGCAGCCATGGCGACCGTCAGGGCGATGGCCCCATACATGACGATCTCCATCCAATGGTCCGAAAGCCACTGGCCGATCATGTCCCCGAGCGTCGAGAGAGCGGGCTGTATGGCCTCCCACAAACCACCAGCGAGATCCCCTATCGCGCTGAATACGGCTGACCAATCGATCGCACTCCACCACTCTCCGAGGCGATCCCAGACCACCTCTCGGAGCATGACCATCTTCTCTTCCAGCCACGGACGCACACGCTCAAAGAGCCGATCCAGACCAGTGCTTATACCCGCCCAGATGCGAGCCCAATCCACCTGCTCTAGTCGCTGAAGCACACGACCGAGCGGACCCCCTTCTCCATCCTCTCCCGCGCGGCCGAAGAGGGCATCCCAATCGAACGTGGCGAACCCCTCGGCAAACTGCACAAGGAATCGCTCCGCCTCATCGAGCCATTCAACGAACATCCCGGCAAAGCGGTCTGCCGTGCGGTCGATGGCCTCACCCCACGAACCTACTTCCTCCCGGGCCATGATGACTTCGGTGGCGAACAGGGCGATGTACGCGCCGACAGTCTCCACGAGCCCGCCCCACGTCCCGAACGCTTGGATGAGGGGCGTCACCATGCCCTGTAGCTCGTCGGCAGCGATGGCCGTACCCCGTAGCTCCTCGGGCAGGAGCGCTAGGCCGCCGATCTGCGAGGCGAGCGACAGTTGCTCCATGACGGTGCCGAGAGCGCCAGAGTCCGCTGCCGCTGCGTTCATGGACCGTCGCAGCCGGCGAAGCTGGCGCCCCGTGTCGCGGACGAAATCCCGCACGGCCGGACGCGCGATGCGTCGGAAGGCAGTTTGGAAGCCCGCTCGCATGCGCTCGAACACCTCGTCCAGCGTCCGGCCTGTCGTGTGGGCCTCCCGGCCCATCTCTCCGAGGTCCACTGAGGCACCGCGAATCGCTTGCATAGCCCCAACGGTCTCGGAGTCCATCGTCCGCCAGAAGTTGACCAGCGTGCCCGTCATCTCGGGACCGAAGACCTGTTGCAACCGGCCTCGCATGAACCCCATGAGCCGCTCGAACCGCTCGCCCTGGCCTCCGGTCTGCTGGACAAGCTCCCCGATACCTTGGATGAGGCCGCCAGGCCCCTCCCGCATCATTTGGAACGACCGCTGGACGTCGCCGGTCGTGATCGCTAGCTCGGTCGCCAACTGCGGAAGCTGGTCCTCTGTGCCAGCGAACATATTCTGGAATGCCTCGCGGCTCTCCGTGACTGTTCCCGCCAACTCAGACGCCATCTGCCGGGCGCGCTCGGAGTCCTGCGTGAATTCAAAGAGGCCCCGCGCAGCCGCCGCCGTGTCCGCAGCGAAGGCCGCCATCTGCTCCGGGGTGTCCCCCAGCGCCCGGCGGCGTTCGAGCATCTGCAAGACCTGGGGTAGCTCGTTCAAGGCCCCGGACACGTCGCCGGTCTCCCGACCCATCTGAGCCAGGGCTGACGTGACGAGGTGTATCTGCTCGTCCTCGGCACCGAGATTTCTCAATTCGAGGGTTGAGTTGCGGAGGACGTCGGCGTTGATGCCCAACGCGGCCGTGAGCCGAGCTACGTCCTGTGCGCTACTCAGCCCTGTCGCTCCAAGCGTCTCGGCCGACTCATCCCACGCGCGGATGGCGCGGGCCGCCTCGTCGGCGCCGATGTTGAGCCCCATCGCCATGCCGGTCGCCTGCCCGATGAAGCGGCGCAGGTTGGCCCCGGTGTAGCCCATGTTGACGCCGACCGACCTGGCCGTCTGCCCGAGCGCTACGGCCTCCCCCTCCAGGCTGTTGGTCAGGTTGATGCCGTCGTTGGCGAGCCGGTGTATCTGGTCCGAGACGCGGCCTGGAATGCCGGCCACAGTGTCGATCATGTTGCCGGCCGTCTCGGCCGCCTGCCCGAACCCTGAGATGACCGGGCCGATGGCCATGCCGACCCAGCCCAGCGCTCCGGTGATCTTGCCAGCCCCGCCGAGAACGGAGTTTGCCATACGCCCGAATTTCGTCCCTCCGAGCGCCGCCCCCTCCGCCATACTTCCCATGGCGTTGGAGAGGTCGTCTACCTGGTCTTTCGGGTCGGTCGGGAGGTCCAAGTCGAGGTCTTTGAACGACCACTTGTCCTCCCCCACCATCAGATCGTCTAGCTGATCGGTGATGTCCTCGAACATCCCCTCGGCCGGGGAGAGGCCCTCGGCGGCGTTGACCTGGAAGTCCTTGATCGAATCATTCAGTTGCTTGAATTTGTCGTTGACGCCCCCAAGGGCATCGTCAAGGCCGGCGTCTTTCGCACCGAACGAGAAGCCAAGCCCCATGAAATTCAAAGCCACTGCCGCCTCCTACCGCCGTCGTCTCGCACGAGCTTTCGCGCGGGCCATGGCCGACTTCTGGTCCTCATGTCGCTTCCGCTCCAGGCTGCTCTTTTCGAGCATGAGGCGGTGGCGACGAGTGACCGGCATCGCCATGATCGACTCGTAGGGCAGACCCGACCAGCACTCCATAAGGAAGAAGATTTCCTTCTCTAGGGCCTCCGCCGACCCCCAGGGAAGAAAAAATTGGCCGCGCTCAGGTCGAGGTCTTTCTCCCACTCGTTCCCACACGCCGGGCACTCCAATTCCAGCGTGGTGTCTACGCCTCCCTCCACTTCCTGAAACTGCTCCCGGAGGAAGTTACGATCACGCATTCCAAGAGACTTTACCATCTTGAGCGTGGGCTTTTCATCCCCAAGCATCTCCAGCCGCATGAGGATGGCCTGAGAGAGGCTGTCCGACTTGTGTTTCTGGCGCCGAACCAGCTTCGCCAGGTTGGCCTCGTCCTGTCCTGTCGAGACCCGGAACCGTGCCCCCGTGCCAGACGGAAGCGTGACGTCGAAAACCCGCTTCCGAGGATCGGGCATCGGCTTGGGCGAGAGGTCTTCTGCCAGGTCCACCATGAACAGCGTCTTGACGCCGCACTCGGGGCACTTCTCCCGGACGGGTAGCTCGTCCCCCAGCGTCACACGACGGATGGAGAAGATGAGGAAGACACGATCGCCCACCGTGAGGTTCTGCACCATGCCGGCGATGAGCCCCTTGTCCGTGACCGTTCCGATCCGCGTGACGCAGCCGGACAGAAGTTGAGAAATCTTCTGGGCCGAGGGGATCTGCTGCGAAGCCAGCATGTCTTCCTCGTTCCCCGTGATCTCTCGAATCTGGACCTCCGTGAATAGCTCTTGCGTGTGAGGGTCCAGGTACCCGCACGGCAACTCGAACACACCGTTCGAGCCCTTCGGGGTCTCCATCTGCCGGACGGTGTGCATCTGCTCGAATGCGCCGCCGACCGGGGCCTCGTTGGTTCCGCCGCCTACCTCGTCCTGAAGAGTTTCGTCGCCGCTCATGTCCTCGTCCTCCCTGCGATCCTGTGAGCCTCTGCCTCGTACATGCAGATGAGGCCCTTCAGGGTGTCTGTCACCGTCGTCCCGTTTCTGTCCGTGATCGCCTTGAACCGGGCGTAGACGTCCCGCCCGACCCAGACGTTGACCTTCACGTCCGAGCCCCCCGTCTGGTAGAGGGACAGGTCATCGAATTCGTCCGCGCCGGCCACGAATTTCGACATGAGGAAGCGCACCAGCGCCGACACGCTCCGGAACCCGTAGTCCGTGGCCAGACCGTTCTGGAGTTTGGTGTGTAGCTCTTGGCTCACGAAGAAGTTGATCGGCCTCGTGCGCTCCCCTGACGCGGGTTGCGGCTTCTTGAGGTTGATCTCGCGAGCCAACTCACAGGTCCGGCAGAGGAGCGTGCCGTTGCTCACGACACGCTTCCCTCCCGATGCTTCCGGCACGATCATCCTCACCTTCAGACGATCCTTGGAGCCGCAGTTGGAGCACTTGCCGCCGCACGCATCGAATACGCGCGTGGTCCATGCGTCCTTTCGGTCGTCCGTGGTCGCCTTCAGGATCTCTGCTCTATCGTCCATCATGCGCTCCTTTTACTGCATTTCTGATGTAAAGCCAACCGCACCAAGCTCCCGGCGCAGGGCGCTCCTCTCCTACTTCTTCTTCGGCTTCTTCTTCGGCTTCTCGACTGGCTGGTAGGGCGGGGTTGGCGGTCGGAGCGGGCCTCCGAGAGGCACCTCATACCCGCCGACGCCTCCGGAAGTGGTCTGCTCGTGCTGGTCCTGCCGCTGGCGAAGTAGCTTCTCCGTGTCGAGGTCTTCCCAATCCTTGCCCATGACCTACTCCGCTCTTGGTGTCCGCACCGCGTCCGCGATGGCGATACCGTAGGCCGCGACACCGGCCGTCGTGCCCAGCGACAACTCATCCCAGGATTCGATGGCGATCTCTAGCTCTTGGATAGAGATGGCCCCGTCCGACGCATCGAAGTCCCCTGCCGGCTTGTACCTGGCCGGGATGCACCCGTAGAGCACCCACGCCTTGGCGGGCAGTCGAGGCGCAAACTCGAATGGACCGAGGGGTGCCCCTGCCGCCGAAGAAGCGATAGACGCCGCTGTGGCCGCTCCGCCGCCTATGAAGGCCCCGGAAGCCAGGGTGGACGTACCCCCTACCAGAGCCGTTGCCGTGCCCTGAAGGGCCAATACGCCCGCCGCAGCGACCGCTCCTGCCGCAGCCCCCGCCGGAAGGGGGTTCCGAGACATGAAATGGACCAGGAGCAGGTCTCTCCTCGGGGTGGCACCGCCGGTCGAGAGAGCGTGGAGCCGGCCTCTGCCTCCGGTGTTCCCTGCCAGGGCCGCCAGCGTCCACTTGTAGAAGTCGCTGTCGTACCACTTTGAGGCCCGCATGAGGGTCATGTTGCCGACGTCGCCGCCCCGAACGACCTTGCGCTTGAAGAACCAGTTTGCCTCTGTGATGTCCTGGATTTCGAGGGTGATCTCAGGCGCCGAGATCGAAGAGAAGCCGAGCAGGGGCGTGAAGAGGGGGATCGCCAAGGGTTCGATCGGCGCGATGTCCATGAGCCAGAACGGGTAATTCTGGAGGTAGTCAGTGAGCGACGATCGCATCTTTCAACTCTTAGGTAAAGCCCCTCGCAGCAAGGCCGCGCCCGGACCGAGGCCCGCGTGCGGCTGGCTGCTACGTGTTGATGATCAGGTTGAAATACTCGTACTCCAGGTCCAATTCCATGATGGAGATTTCGGACGCTGTAGCATCGAGATCGCCGGCCACCTTGTGCCGGGCTGGGAAGGCGTTGAACACCTCGTAGGTGCGCGCCGCCGGGACGCTCGTGGGGATGGCCGTCAGGTTCGCCGTCACGTCACCGCTCCCGGGGAGAGCCTCTTCCCGGTGGTAGTGCTTGATCCGGATGTCCTGCCGGTACTCCCCCGCGCCTTCGATGACGATCTTCATCCACTGCCAGAAGGCAGAGTCCGTGATCGCCACGCCACGCGAGAGCGAGATGGCCGCGAACGTGGTGTTCCCCGGCTGCTTCCGCGTGTAGATGTACGTGCCTTCCTTGTACTCGACCGCCTCGGTCGTTGGCTCAGGGACCGAGCACATGGAGAACCCGGCCTCTGGTGGGCCGAAATTCGGCCCGTCACCACTGATCACCTCGACGTGAAAGCGCATCGAGTGGAGAAAGTCTTCTGCTACTGGCCTGGCCATGTGCAGCCTCCCTTACCTCAAACCTACAGTACGATCCCCGAGCCCGTCCAGTCGAGTTTTCTCGAACAGGGGGCAAGGGCGCCCAAGGTCTCCTCACCTATCAGGTGATGACCCCGGCCGCATCGCGCCAGTTGGTCCCGTCGGTCCAGTTGAGCGCGTTGTCGTCCGTGTTCCAGATCGCCCCGAACAGCGGCCAGTCGGCGGCCGGTGGCCGCGTGATGTCCGTGAAGGGTGGCCACGGCTCGGTTCCCAGAGCCGCGTCGTCGCCGTCCTCGACCGCGAACGAGAGCACGATGTCTCCGGCCTGGACCAGCGCCTTGAGAGGCTGCTCCATGTCCAACTCGGAGCGGGACTTGGAGACCGTGACCGAAGCGCCCGGAGCCAGCGTCTTGTAGAGCAGGCTCAGGAAGATGTCTTCCGTAGAAGCGTTCGTGAATGTGACCTGCATGGCCTACCTCCCTATGAGTCCAGCGTCTTCTGCTGGAAGCGGAACCGGACAAACTCGGCGGGCTTGTTCGGCGCGATCCCGACGTCGATGATCACCTGGCCGGCGTCGATGGACGCCTGGTCGTTGTTGCTCTCGTCGCAGGTGACGAAAAACGCCTGTGCCGGCGTCGTCCCCGCGAAGAGGCCGTCGTTGAAGAGATTGGTGAGGAAGCCCTGAATCTGGGCCTTGATCCTCGCCCACAGGCCCGGACCGTTGTTCTCGAACACGATCCAGTGCGTGGCGTTGTAGACCGACTTCTCCACGAACATGAAGAGGCGCCGCGCGTTGATGTAGCGCCACTCGCTCTGGAGAGAGATGGTCCGAGCGCCCCACACGGCCAGCCCGGTCTGCGGACCGGCTACCAGCGGGTTGATCCGCGCCGGGTACACGACGTCGCGCTCCCCCTGGCTGATGGAGTCGATCTCCAGGCCGACGAGGAAGCTGAGAGCGCCGTCCACGGTGCCCGCCGGCACCTTGCCCACGTTGCGGGTCGAGTCCGTCCGGGCGTAGATGCCCGCGATGTGCCCGAGCGGCGGGAACACCACCGGCCGGTTGTCCGCGAGCGGGTCCGCGATCTTGACCCACGGCCAGTACATCGCGGCAAACTTGGAGTATTGCCCGACGTCGATGCGGAGGAAGTCCACGGCCTCTTGCGCGTTGGAGCCTTGCGGGACCATGAGGATGGCGAAGCGGTCGCCGCCGGACGGCAGCACCTCGCGGCTGTCCACGTAGTCGAGCATGTCCTTGGTGATCTGAATGTCCCCGGCGAAGTCGGGGATGATCACCTGCATAAGCTCCTCGATCTTGTTGAGCGCGTAGAGCCCCTGGAAGTTGGGCTCCAGGGTGATCGCCGTGAATTGGCTCCGCCCGTAGTTGGTCGCATCGAACGTGCCGTCCGACCCGCCAGCGAACCCGTCGAGGTGGCTGTCCTCTTCGGAGACCGAGCGGTAGACGGCCGGGACCAGTTGGTCCTGGTCGATGGCGTACCCGAGCAGCACGTCCACGGCGCCGGTCGTGTAGTCGATGGTGTTGTTGCCAGCGACGTCCACGTCCCCGATGAGATTGCCCGCACCATCGTCCGTGATGGTGTAGGCGGTCCCGGTCGGGTCGGTCCACGACAGGCTGAAAGTCCTCGGCACGACCGGCGCGTCGAGCAGCGTGGTCGTGATCTGCCGGTTTCCGGCCAACTCGTCGCCGGCCGCGACGATGAGGCTCCGAGCCTCCCCGTTGAGGTGCTGTGGTCCCTCGGCGTTGAGGGCCGGCTCCACGACGTTCACCAGATCGGAGAGGTCGTTGATCACGTCGGGGAAATACTGCGCCGACGTGGTGTCCGTGAAGGTGATCTCCTCGTAGGTCTCCACGATGTCGTAGAGGCCAGTCGAGGAGTTGAGCAGCCGGACGTTGATGTTGAACCGGGAGTACGTGTCCGTCGTCACGTCGTAGTAGTCGTCGTTGCCGATGACCTCCACGAGCATGTCGTTGGCCCACGAGCCGACCGAGATGGGGTCGAGATCCCACGCCTGGACGTCGTAGTCGCAGAGCACCGGGCAGTCCGTCCCCGGCTCGTAGCCGGCCGCCGTGGTGAAGGCGTAGTCGCCAGCCGTGGCACCCACGTAGTCCACCGACCCGGCTGCCGTGAGGATCGGCCCCACGTCCGGGATGGCTCCGCTGCCGTCGTCGGAGATTGACCGCACGTCGGTCCCCGGCGTGAAGTCGAGGGTGATCGCCGTGCCATCGCCTGCGAGCACCGGAACCTCGACGCCTGCGAAGGTGATGACGAGGATGCCGGTGATGAGGTCAAGCTCGGCCGTGGTGCCGGCGCCGGACGTCCCGGTCGCCCGCATGGTCGTGCCAACCTGCGTCAGGTTGAGGGTCGTCGGGGTCGCCCCGTCCGGATCCCAATTCAGGGTGATCGTTCCACCGGGCATGACACTCGGCAGCGCGGAGTCCACCCCATCGCTCGGGATCGACGTGACGATGCGGCCCTCGTAGTGGTGGAGCGGGTGCCCCACCGTGTCCTGCACGAGGGCGGTCACGCCGTCGCGCTCGTAGAGAGCCTCGGCCACGACCGGCGTGTCGTCAGAGCGCCACCGGAAGGTGACTCCTGCCACGCCGGGCTCCGCCACGAGGTCGGTGATGAGCGCGGTCGGGGTGAGAACCGACTCCGTGACGGCAGCCGTAACACCATCCCCGATGTTGCACTGGAAATCTCTCCGAGCGCTCGTCAGTTGGCCCTTGTCGTAGGCCGAAGGTGCGCCGGACTGATCCGTCCCCGCCTCGACAGCATCGCCTGGCATGACGCGGACCACATAGGCCCGCCTCCCGCCGTTGGCGAAGTACGCGGCCATGGTGAGGCCGGTACGCGAATCGGAGATCAACTCTCCGAAGATGCGCGTGAATTGCGCGAACGACGTGACCAGCGTTGCCTCGTTCGTGGGGCCTCGCTTGGTCGCGCCGACGATGCCCATGTTCGACGTGGAGACCGGCTGCACGACCTGGACGGCGCTCGGCACCTCCTCGATGAACACGCCTGGCGACAGAATTTCGGCCATGGCCTAGTCCCTCCTCTGTTGGCGACCGTTGCGCCGTGAAGTTTTCATGATCGCGATCGTCATTCGCCTGCCTCCGTGATCGCCTCCAGGATCTCCACCTTAGTCCAACTCGACGGAACCTCCAAGCCCTGAGACTCGGCGTGCTCCGTCAGCCGGCTTTTCGTCCACTCCATGGAAGGTACTTCCGCCGGCTCCTCGGCGGGGACAGGCTCGGGCGCGGGGGCTGGCTCCGGAGCGGGCTCCGGGGCTGCCTTGGGCGCCTTGTCTTTGAGCGGGATGAGCAGGCCCTTGCGGACCCGCGAGAGAAGGCTAGCCGATCGGTCCTGCTCGGGCGTCACGGTGAGCACCTTCTTCGGGCCGACGAGCGCTGATTCGCCGGTCCTCAGAGACACTGTGACCGGACCACGAGTTTTGTTGAAATAGCTAGCCATATTCCACCATCCTTTACAGCACTTCGGACCTTATCGTCAATCCCGTCGCGGCCCGCTGCACTACAGGATCGGACAGATCAAGCTCCGCTTCAACCCGCAGCGTTACGGCGAATCCTAGCACACGCTCCGTGACTTCGGGAACCTCATCCAAATGAGAAACAGCTTCCATGAAGGCCGAATACTTGCGCCGATCACCAAGGCTGTCCTCCACGAACACCTGGCAGTAGGGAGCGTAGCGGCGCAGAACGAAGTCCAGGACCGAGTTGACCTGGTTCCGAGGAGAGCCCGCCGCGTAGGAACCCGGCGAGTCCTCAAAGCCTGTCGGCGTCCCCTTCTTCGGGAGCGGGCCTCGGCCCCTGTGCCTGGCGAAGATTTGAATCGAGTAGGTGATATCGAACGGAACCCCGGTGTCCTTTGTCTCGTAGCGGTCATACCCGTGAAGCTGGACCTCCCCAAACGTGCCCGGATAGATGGTCACGGTGACGGGGTTCGCTTCCTGCGCCGGGGCCTTCCAGGACTTGTGCCCGGGGTGCCAGCGGTTCATGGCCGGCGAGATGTCATCGCGCCGCACGACGATCACAGGCTGCCTGTACCGGGCGTAGATGTCTTCCGGGTGAGAGAATGTGACCGGCACTCCAGGTAGGCCAGGAGCCGGCTCTATGGGGAGGATTTTCGTTCCGATGTAGTAGTTGGAGTGCGGTCCCTTGCCAGTGTCCACCTCGTGGACCTCGGCGCCGAGAGTTTCCACCACACCTGCGTCGAAATTCCGCAGTCCGACGATTCCGGCTGGGGATGTCCCTGCCTCTCGCGACTCGACGTCGCCGGTCGGTGTCTGCGGGTCGTGGGTCATTCTTGGATGGCCTCCACCATGAAGTCAGCGAGCCCGAAGTCGGCCGCAGCGACGAGCCACTGGCCCATCGTCTGGTAGCTCACGTTGCCTTCAGGGAACACCGGCAAGACGCCCTCATCCCCGAGGTACTTCACTGTCTGGAAGATGGCTTCGATCGCCATGGGCTCGTCCGCCCCGAGGTCGGTGAGCCTGCCCAACGTGTGGTCCAGGTAGCTGTCGAACGCCTCTTGAACACGGTTCGCGCGTTGGCGCTCCTCGCGCGCCCGCTTCCGACCCCTCATTGTCTCCCCACCCGGAGCCCCAGCTTCTTCTGGAAGGGGACGTACTTCTTCGCCGTCGCAACGGTGGCGAATTTCGTGGTTCGTCTCGGCCACCGCTCCCAAGCGTTGAAAGACAAGTTGGTCATCGCTCTTGTAAACTCTCGTTTCCGGGCGATCATACCAGCCCCACCACGCAAAGCCAACTTGAGGATCGCTCTGCGCCAGTGTGGCTTCGCCGGTTCTCCCCCGAGCCCAAATTCCAGCCGAAGCGACTCGAACGCGGTGTCTGGAATGGCCTCCATCCCACGAGGTCGTGGCGCGAGGCCGGCGCCCGCCACCTTGACACCGGCCTTTATTGCTCGACGCTTCCACTCCGGCTTGTCGCGCTTCCGCATTCGTCGGACACGCCCCACCTCTCGTGGGCTCACTCGCCTGGAGATGACGTCCGTGGTCTTCGGGTCAGGGGCGTAGGGGAGAGTTTCCATGGTCCACGGGCTGTAGTCCTCCAGAATGATCATCGACTCCGGAGGGGCCTTCATGAGGTTGTCTTTCACCGACACGTAGATGACGGTGGACTCCTCTTCGGCCTTGGAGATGCCCCGGCCCTTCGGTACCGAGTGGATGAGGTAGCCGTCGAGTGAATCAGGCAACCCGCGTATCCGGTCCATCCGGAGCGACCCGCGAAGCTCTTTCCTGTCCGATGGGATGAGACCGAGGAGATCGTCGTATGCCTTGCTGACGGCCCTGAAGAGGAATTGGCGCCGAACGGCCCGAGCCCTGGCCTGCCACTCTCTCACGAGGGCATACGCCTGCTCGAATTCTGTCGTCTGGACCTCCAGCTTCACCGGCTCTCCTCGTCAGCGATTCCGGCCTCGTGCTCTGCGATGGCCTGGAAGAGAGATTTCTTCTCCGGTCCGATGAAGCGCTCCTTCGCCACCCTCCCCATCTCTCGGTCGATGATATCGGTCAGGTTCTCCCCGTTGAGCTTCAAGCCAACCGGCTCCACCTTCCCGAGCCAGGGGATGTGAGTGTCGCACATTCCGACCACGCGGGGCTCCTCCCGGACCTTCACGCCCTTGGTGGCCTTCGCCCCGCACACGAAACACCAGCGGGTGAAGTCGGTCATCGGACCGTCGTACTCCGGAAACGTCATCGAAGCGAGCGGCGACCCACACGGTCTCTCCGCAGTGCACTTCGGCTCTGGAAGTTGCTTCTCTCGGCCCTCCCAATACCGCTTGCACGTCGCGCACACGATGGACACGCCACTCGCAATGGCCTGCCCTACTCTCACCATGTCCATGTCCTCACCCTTGTCCGTTATCCGTCGAGACGCCGCTCAGGCGTAAACTCCGTGCGGCGCAGGACCGTGATCGTCAGGCCGACGAATTGGTCCGAATCCTGGACGTGGCCGTCGTCATCCACGTTGATCACATCGAAGTAGTACCCGCCCTCGACACCTTCTTCCGCGTTGACGCCGTGCTCCGTGAAGAATTTGTTGTCCCAATAGCGGATCACGTCGCCTTCCAGCGGGGCCGGTGTTCCGGTGTCCTCCAAGGTCTTCCTGGCAACCCAGATGGAGCCCTGCCACCGGACCGTCATGCCCTCTTCGCGCATCATGGGAGAGCCAGCGATGTACTCCACCCACCCCTTGAATTTGAATGGGCCGAGCCACTCCCGATCGATCGGCTCGTCGTAGAGCGGATCGCGGAGCGAGTGTTCGAGGTCTTGGTGCCACAGAAGCAGGTCTGTCCCGCTGGCCTCTACGTGCTCCTGAGCGAAGTGATCGAACATGGCCGAATCGCGCCCGTCCAGGGCGAACGGGCCACAAGTCTGGGGGCCGCTCTTTCTGAGCTTGGCAAACTCACAACTGACGATGCCGGAGCACTTCTTCGTGATGGGCACTTCGCACCTCCATTCAGCCGGTGACGAACCCCATGGGGTAGCCAGCGCCCATGATCTCCTCTTCCAGCTTTTCGATCTCAGTCTGAGCCGTGTCGAGCAGGCGGTCCCAATTCAGGGTCGTCGTGCCCTGCGCGCTCGGGTACTCGCCATACTTGCCTCGAATCCACGCAAGGTCGATCTGTGCCTTGGCGAGCGCGTAGCGCTTGACCAACTCGTGGTCGCGCTCCTCCAACTCTTCGATCTGCGTGAAGTTGATCTTGGCCCAGACGACGAGGTTCCTGGCATCCACCGGAGGCGGCGCGATGAAGAGTTTGTCGTTGATCTCGGTCCACTCGAATTCCGCGCTCAGAACCCGCTTCGCCTGTTCGATGTACTGGAGGGTCTGCACGTAGCTGGAGTAGAGGCCGCCCGAGCCGCCCGACGCGAAAACGTCGTAGGGGATCTTCTCCTCCAAGAGCGTGAACGGCGAGAAGATGAGGGAGAGGTCCAGCTTGTGCGTCTCGTAGGCGACGTCGATCACGCGGTCGATCTCTGAGTCAAGCTGGTACTCGACCACGGCTGGCTGTACCCGGATCGTGAATAGCTTGGAGACGCCCTTCTTCGCAGCGAACCAGCGGACGGCCATTTCCACAGCGTCCCTGACGTGCTGCTGACACAACTCGATATCCCAGAACGGGGCGCCGAGTCGTCTGAGAATCCACTCATACAACTCGTCCCGGTTCATCAGCTTGTTGCCGGGCGGACGGGCCATGCTCACCTCTCACTGATCAGGATAGCAGGACGTCGCCGCTCCCTACAGTGTCGAGGAGAAGTTTTCGCCCCTTGCTGTCACGCACCTCGTCCAGGCCGCACTTCGGGCACTTGACGTGCACGTCGCCGTTCGGCTTGCTCTCGACCAAGGCTTCCGGGTGGCCGCACTTCGGGCACTTCATGGCGCTACCCCTCTTCCTCTTCGATGGCCTCCAGGATTTGGGCCTTGGTCATGCCGTCCACGTTGAGGCCGAGACCTTCGGCGTACTCGACCAACTCGGACTTGAGCCAGTCCATGCTCGGGGGCTCACCCTCGTCGTCCTCGTCGTCCTCGGGCTCCTCATCTTCGGGCTCGGGCGGGGGAGGTGGTGGCGCTGGCTTCTTCGCCGCCGGCTTCTTCGCCGCCGGCTTGGCCGGAGCCTCATCGAAGACCTCTTCCAGGACCGCCGGGCAGAACCGGGCGTACTCGTCGCCCTCTACGATCGTGTCGTTCCCGAGGCCGGGCAGACCAGGGAGACTCAGCGCTCCGGGGATACTTGCCTTCTTCTTGAATCGACGTGCCATCCTCATCCCTCCGCTGGAAAACTCGGCTTGATCGTGCCGACCGTGCCGATCGTGATTTCTTCGGGCTCCTGCCCCGGAGGGAGTGCCCGCACCTGCCCCACGAACGGGGCGCTGTCCTCTTCCTCGGCCGCTGCCCGCTGCTCCGGAGTCATGTCCTCTCCGAGGATCTTCCTCCGAGCCAACTCGCGGACGCGGGCGATTTCTTCTGGTGTGACCTCTCTTGGCTCCTGGGAGCCCTCTGAGGGCTCCGCAGACGTCTGGGAGGTGGAAGGCGCTTCCGGAGGCTCCGGCCCGCTCAGGACCGTCTCAGGCGTCTCCACGGGCACGTCCAGGGGCTCCTCGGCCGAATCGACCGGCTCCCAGACCCTTCGGAGGTACACGAGGGCCTCTCTCGTAGCCTCCAACCCTCTCACCGCCTCGTCAATGCCCTCCAAGGCGGCGTCGATGGCCTCGACAGCCCGGCCACCTCGGAGGTCGCGCACGGAAACGCTCGGAGGCCCCTGTTCGATTTCGACCTCCGTGACCACCGACTCCGAAATGTCTGGAGTTTTTGTGGGACCGCCCACAGCGCCGACGCTCTTGAGGTCGGCCAACACATCGTCCGCGTTCGTCTTCGCCATCGTCTGTACCCTACCATGCGACCAGTGGTCGCAGCCTCACCGTGAGTGCGATCTGGCCCATCCTACTCTGAGAGACGTGGGCAGAGCAAGCCTGTCCGCTGGAGGGACTACGAGCGTATGGGTGTGAAATCGAAGGGGGACGACGCAGCGACGGCTACAGGTTCGTGACCGTCATCTGGCCGTAGAAGTCCGGGCGAAGCAGCTTCTTCGCGTAGCGGGTCCGGAGGCCCTTGCGGAAGCTGAAGTCGCTCGGGTCGAGGAAGGTCGGCGTGACCTGGAGGGGCACGTAGGGCGCCCAGCAGTAGCCGGACTCCAGGAAGCTCCCGCCCTTCAGACCGATCATCATCTTGTTGGTCGTGAAGAAGGGGTCTTCGTAGACGACCCACTTGTTCATGAGCGTCCCGGTCTTGTAGATCGAGAATTGCCCATGAGCCGTGCGCGGCCTCATCGTGTCCATCGGGCTGTTGGGGTTCATGTCCCCGGACCAGATGGGCTTGAAGTCGCCGTGGGTGGTCAACTGCGTCAGGAGCGCCGAAATCTCGGGGCTCGTGACGATCCAGTTGGCCGGCGCACGGAGCGTCTTCTTGTGGATGAGGTTCGAGACCGTGCTGATCTGCGTCAGCATGGCCCGCAGGTGGTCGATCTCCGCGATGCCACCGGGCGGGATGCGGTCGAACGTGGCCGTCGTGCCCGTCGAGGACAGGAACAGGTCTTGGATGATCTCACGGTCGATCTCCAGCGCGATCTCCTGCGCGATGATCGACACGATCTCGGTCTCGGCGTCGAGGCCGTGGAACGCCCGGAGGTCTTCGGCGGCCTCGGAGGACCACAGAGCCTTGAGCCGGCGCGGAACGGCTTCCACGGGAGCTTTCTTGACGTCGAGCTTCACCTCGGGAACCTTGGTGTTCAACTCGCCGTCGAAGTAGTAGTACGCCTTGACCTGGTTCCCCAGGGCCGGCGCGGCGGTGAACAGGAGCCCGGTGATCGAGCCGTTCGAGTAGTTGATCGAGCCAGCCGCACCGCCTGTGAAGCCGCCCGCTCCATCGTCGGTCATGATCTGGCCAGCCACGGGCTCGCCCGTCGCCGCGTCGATCTCCTGCACGATGACCGAGAAGCCGCGCTGCGCGTCGAGCGGCCGAACCGGGGTCCACGCCATCACGGCGTCGAGCGGGGTGCCGACGCCACCGAAGTTGACGCCATCGCCCGTGACGAGGGGCTCCCCGTTGACGTACTCCGAGGAGTAGTCCCGATCGAAGTCGCGGGGGAACACCGCGCCCTCGGTCGTCCCGCCCTTGGTCGAGCCGTACACGTAGTCCAGGAAGAAGACCGCGCCGATGGGCGCCGTCATCGGCTGGACCGAGACGATCTCGTTCGCGATCAAGTTGGGGAAAACTCGACGCAGAACGGGGAAAATGAACTTGGTGAACGAGCCGACGTTGACGGTCCGAGTCTCCTCCGTGAGGGACTGGAGCCACAGGGACTCGTTCTCCATGAGCATGGCGGTGCACCCGAGGATGTACCTGTCCTGCTCGGAATGGTCTGCCAGGCCCTCCAGGAAGTCTCCCCACTTCCGAATGAGAGCCCCGACATAGCTCTGGTCGGCGATCGTTCGACGACCCTCTTCCTGAAGCATCTGTCGAGCTTCCACGGCTTGCCTCCTTAGTTTCTCCTACCACGGCGGATCGTCGTCGCCCGCCAGAATCCTTTTCAGTCCATCCCAGAGAGGTGCTTTAGCTCCGCCAGGGATGCTCCGAGCCCGTTGTAGTTGCCCGCCCCGGCCCCCCGGCCGCGTGCGGGTTGAACGTCCTCTTCCAGGTACTCCCGCCCGCCATGCAGCCGTGCGCGAACCCTGGCTCGAACCGCTTCCAGGTCTTCTGCGTCACGTTCTGGCTCTCGGAAGTCCTCGATCATCGCGTCCACTTGCTCGCGCGACTGGATTCCAGATCGCTTGAGCATGCGGAGGATCTTCGCACCTTGTGGGTGAGTTTGCAACCTCTCGGATGCGTACACCTGGAGAGCGAGGTCACGATTGGCCACGAGCGCCTTCTCCAGGCCCTCGGCCAACTCGCGGTTCTTGCCGCGCAGACGATCGGATTCCGCCGTGCGCTGTTGTTGCACGCGCTCCTCTTCCAGACGGAACGCTTGCATCTCTCCGTAGGCTTCCTCGACCCGCTCGCGGAGCGCATCCGGGCTGTCGTACTGCGAGACGTCCCCGACGATCGCTCTCAGGCGTTCGATGTCCGCGTCGTCCTCGTGAAGCAGGCACTCCAGGTGGTACTTGTAGCCGGCTTCCTTGGCCGCCTCCGCCAGCGTTTCGATCAGCGTCTCGTGCTGTTCGATGGTCTGCTCGGCCTCGGCCAGTTGGGACCGCAGGACGCGGATTTCGTCGTCGCGCTCCGCGATGAGCGCGTTGGCATCCTCTGTCAGGGCGAAGGGGAGTAAGGCACGCTGTACCTGCTCCAAAGCAGCCCGCGCGCCCGCGACAGCCGGGTCCGATGCCATCTCAGCCCGGACCTGCTTCTCCACGTCGGCACGGAGGGCCGCGATGCGGGACACGATCTGATCCGCAAACTCCTGACGGAGCGCCTCCACATCGACCGAGTTGCCTTCCGCATCGGCAATGACGCGCTCCGCGAAGCGCTGGGCCATCTCCGCTTCTCCGGGCGGGGCAGAGCCGACGTTCGGAGCCACGCTCTCGTCGGCCTCTTCCTCCCCTTCGGACGGCTCATCACCTTCGGGTTCGGGCTCGGGCTCGGGCTCGGAAGCTGGTTCCGCCTCGGCCGTCTCGAAAGCCACGCCCTCGAACATCATGGCCACACCCTGCTCGGCGTTCTCGAACACCGCTTCCGGGTAGGCCGTTGGGTCCGCCGGCTCCGCGACGAAATCGAAGGTGACGAGTTTGTAGTCCTCTTGGACTTCCTCCACACCTTCGCTGTTCGGCTTGGTGCTTCCGAAACCGCGCGACGAGATGCCCACCGGGACGCCCGCTGCGAGGATGGCCTTCAGGTCACGCCCCTTGGCCGTGTCCAGGATCTCCGCCTCGCCCAACACCTGATCGCCTTCCAGGCGAAGATCGGTGATGACGTGGGAGGCACGCTGGAGGGCCGTCCGCCCGTCAGTCGGATGGTCCAACTCGCCCAGAACCTTCCTCGACTCCAGGTTGGGCCGCAGGCGGGCGATGTTGCTCTCCCAGATGTTGTGCCGGTAGAAGCGGCCGTTCGCGGTCGGCTTGGCCGCGTGGCCGAATTCGCCGCGTGCGTACACGCGACCCTTCTTCTCGCCTTCCCCCTCGACCAGTGTGAGCTTGCAGTGATGAACCTGCTCATCGATCAACTGGTTCTCAGGGGCCGGGGTAGTCTGCGCGCCCATCACGACCTCTTCCATCGGAAGCTGGACCGGAACGGCGTTCGCCCGACGATGGTGTCGAGCACGCCACCGAACCCGGGGCGGTCGAGCACGGCGCCGGATGGTCCGACCTTCCGTGTCTTCCGTTTCACCGGGCTCTTTTCCATACCGATCTCCTCCCGTCTATCCG